GCTCTCAGGCACCGCGCCGCTATGGGGTGATTCGCCCGTGGTCCGCGGCCGGGCGACGCTCGACCTACTCGCCGAGCAGGAAGCGACAGGCCGCGCGCACTTCTCAACGGGTGCCGTCGGTAAAATCGCCTTGACCAGCCCGGAGCTAATCGGCGACGCCGCAGTAGCACGCCTCCGCGAAAGCTGGAAGGCGAGCCACGGCAACGCCGGCGCGATCTCGACGCCAATGATCATGCAGGGCGGGATGACCGCCTCGACCGTCGGCGCGAACCTGTCGCAATCAGACTGGTTGAAGGCCCGAAATTTCTCCACCCAGCAAGTCGGAATGCTCTACGGCATCCCGCCCCAGATGCTCTACGCCGACGAGACTGGCGAAACCGCAGAACACACGTATTCCCAGCTTCGCGCATACGTCGACTCGTGTTTGAGCCATTACACGGCGTTGATCGGTGGCGAGATTCAGCGAAAGCTCTTGCCGCCCGGGGAGCGAATTACGTTCGATTTCCGGCATATGCTCCGCGGATCAGTTGACCAGGTAGTCGCGGCCGCCCGCCAGGCGATCGACGCCGGGGTGATGACGCAAAACGAAGCCCGTGAAATGCTCAATCTCCCGCGGATCGACGGCGGCGACGAGCTCGTGTTTTCGAAAAACTACAGCGCCGGCGGGCTCACCGACGCCGAACAGGACGAGGACGCCACCGATGAGGCTTGAAACCCGCCGTATGGCGTTCCGTGCCGTCGCGACGGGAAACACCCTCGCGGGTATCGCCGTCCCGTATAACGATTTTTCGCGGGTGCTTCACGACCGGGCGCGGCCGTACAAGGAACGGTTTGAGCGCGGCGCGATGAAGCCGAGCGATGAGACCGTGATGCTGTACGGCCACGACGATAGCGGGGTGCCGCTCGCCCGCGTCGGCGCCGGCTCGCTCCGATTCGAACAAGCCGACGAGGGGCTCAGGTTCGCCGTTGAGCTCCCCGAATCACGCGCCGACATCCGCGAGGCCCTCGGCCGCGGGGATCTCACCGGCGCCGTTTCCGTCGGGTTCTACGTGAACCCGGACGGCGACGAATGGCAAACCAGGACCAATCCGTCAATTCGCACCGTGCGATCGGCGGACCTCTATGAACTCTCGATCGTGCGCGTTGGTGCCTACGAGCGAGCTTCGGGGATCTACCAATGAGCGACTCGCTCAGAGAAACACGTGGGAAGCTCGAGACCGAGCTGAAGGAAATCGTCAAAAAGGCCGACCCGACCGAAGCGGACATCAACCGCTACGACGCGATCGAAGACCAGCTCCAGGAACTCGAGGTCCAGAGCCGAGCGACCGCGATCCGCGAGCGATACGAGGCCCGCCAGGCCGAGCCCGATACCGACCCGGTGCCGTTTGTCGGCATCAACCGCGCCGACCGACCGGAAGCCGTTTCCGATATGGAAAAGGCCTACGCCAACATTCGCGCCTTGCACCTTGGCAACCGCCGCGCTTACACGACCGGAACCGACGCCGACGTCATTCCCGCACAGACTGCACAGGAACTGATTCGAAGGCTTCCGGCGCTGTCCGCTGTTCGCCAGGCGGCAACTGTTCGTCAGTACACGATGACCACGGAAATCCCGCAGGTGGTGAACCGGGTCCCGATTGCGACTTTGATCACTGAGGGCGCCGCAAGTCAGGCGGCAGAGGGCACCTTCTCAAAGGTTGCTGTTAAAGCGTTCATGACCCGATACCAGTCGGCGATCTCGCTTGAAATGGAACAGGACGCGATCGAACCGGTGATGGGGGAAATTCTCCAACAGCATCTCGAGGGCCACGCTCAGGGTTGGGATGCCCTGTACACAAGCGCCGCATCGACGGCGAGCTCTCGTACCGCTCCGATGGGCCTTTGCGCCGGCCATACGGACATGGACACCAACCTCGCGCACGAAATCAACGACGTGGACACGGCGAACGGCGCAACCGTGGCAAACGTAACGATTGCCGACCTCCTCGCGACGCAGGCCGCGTTGCCGGGTAGGTACCGCGCTGGCGAGAAGTCGTGGATCATGAGCCCCCAGCTCCACGCTCAGATTGTCCAGTCAACCGATCCGAATTCACGACTTGTGTTTCTTCCTGCGAACACTGGTACCCTTCAGGAAAACCCGCTTTCCGTGGGTACGATTCTTGGCTACCCCGTGTTCCTCAGCGACCATATGCCGGCCCCGGCAAACAACGCGGTGGCGGCGATTCTTCTGGATCGTCAGTCGTACATGATCGCGGACCGTCTCCAGCTCCAGATTGTCCCCGACCGCGTCACCGGGCTTGGCCTTGGGACTACGTTCCTTAACACGTACATGCGTTCCGACGGCCTTTGGACTCAGGCCGAGCGGTCCGCGCGTCTCGTGTACGCCACCTGATTGGATCTCTTGCTCCGGGGGCGGCGCCGTACTCGACCGCGGTGCCGCCCCCATTTCCCGCCATGTTGCAAACCGTCACCGAATCCGCGATCCCCTTCAGTCTCGACGAGTTCCGGGATCATTGTTCAATTTCGCCGGATGAGCGGGAACACGATCCCGCGCTTCGCCGAGCGCTCTACGCCGCGGCCGTGTTCGTTGAATCTAAGGCCGGAATCCGGCTCCGGGGATCCACCCTCTACGACTACTTCCGCGGACGCCCGGGGCCGTTCCGGTTCCTATCCGGCCCCGTGAATTCAGTATCGGTCGTTCGGGACATGACCGCCGGCGCCGATGTCGACGCGGCCGCGTGGGAACTCGATCTCGTTGGCCAGTGGCCCAGCTTGCGATGCCTCGACGATTCAGCATTCGATCCCGCGAACACGTACCGAATCACGTGGGCCGCCGGGTACCCGACAATTCCGCATGATCTACACGCCGTCGTGTTCCTCGTGGGCGCCCTCTACTTCGAGAACCGCGAAGCCGCTACGCCGATCGCCATGCACGCGCTACCGCTTTCCGTTTCGTCGATCCTCCAGGGCTACGGCCCGCGGGAGACTTGACCAATGCAGGCCGGACAGCTTCGCCAAATCGTCCAAATACAGCAGCCGACCGGGAACGACGATGGCACCGGCCAGCGCGTGTACACGTACACGACGACGGCCCCGAGCGTATGGGCTCGCGTCCGCAACGTCTCCCAATCAAAGGGAATGGACGGCGAAATCGTCGCCGCCGGCCAGGAGCGGTACGAGGTTCGGATCCGCTACCGCGACGGGATCGATTACACGACGAGACTCCGATACAAGAATTTGCACCTCCAGGTCGTCGGGATAACTGATCACCTCGAGCGAAGTCGTGAACTCCGCCTAGATTGCGAGGTTGCAGACCTATGAGCGCCGTTGGATTTGAAATCGACTACCGGAAGCTCGAGCGGAAGCTTGTCGGCCTTGAGAAGTACGCGCCCCGAAACGCGATGAAAGCCGCCGCCGGCGCCGCGTTCAAAGTAGTGAACAAGGAAAACGCGCGGATAGCCTCCACCGCCAGCTACAAGACGCCGCAGGAAAACCCTTCGTTCCGCAAGCGGGCCGGAACCAAAGGCGGGTACCGACTTCGCAAGGTAAAACAGCGCCGCGATGGCACGATCACCGCGCGAAGCGACTACAACACGAAGCACCCGGAAATGGCCGCCGCGTGGTTTGTCGAGCGGGGATACAACACTACCACCGGCCGCGTAGAGGGCCGAGGATTCCGCGGTACGGCGTTCAAAGCGAAGAAGCGGGCGGCACAGCAGAAATTCGTCGAAGCGTTGACCGTGGCGATAGACGTGGCATCCAGCAACCCTAAAGGCAAGGTTTCCGTCCGTGACATCGAGGGCGTGATCGGGAAGGCGTGGTGACCCTATGAGCTTCGCCACCGACACCTATACGCTTCTTGCCGGGGACGGATCGATTGCCGCCAAAGTCGGTACGCGGATCTCGCCCTACGCCAGGAACCCGAACGACGACTTCCCCGCGATCGTCTTCCAGATTGCCCGCGAAGAAATCGAGACCGACGCCGGCGGCGCCGATCTAATGCGAATCGCCACCGTCGAAATCACGTGTATGGACCGCACCTACCTCGAGGCCGACGCACTCGCCGAGCTCGTGATCACCGCCATTCGCGGCCGTACCGCGGCTCGCTCGCTCACCATCGACCGCGACTACGGAGACCCCTACGACGGGTCGTCCGAGCTCGTGTACCGCGCAACCGTTACCGCAACC